TCTTACCATATAAAATAAGAATATATATATTATAATATATATTAATTAATATATATATTATAAAAATTAATATATATAATACATTTAACAAATTACAATAATTCTTTTTTTACTAAGATTAAAACACCAATCCCTTGAATAAATCTCTTATTTTAGAATTATATTCAAGAATATCATGATCATCATACATTTTAATGAAACATCTCAAGGTAATTAAAATATCATTAAGTGAATTATGAAGGTTTTTAGGTTTCACCACAAATAATTTTTCATGTAATTCTGTTAATGACGGAAATTTAAAATACTTTCCACGTGAATTTTCCTTTTCTATTTTACATATGTCAATGGAATTTCGCATGGTACAATAAATTTTATTGATATTTATGATTATTTCTAATTGTGATTTTAATTTTTCTTTCATAGTTTCATCTTTTTCATATTCGTTAATAATACGTAATAACTCAACTTTAATCATTGAAATATCAAATTCTATGTTATGTCCAACTATTAAATCTACTTTATTAATATCGGTTAAAAATTCGGTTAATACACTAATTAAATTTACTCCTTTTGTATCAGATATTTCATTTGTAATTCCATGTAAATTTATGCTTTCTTCACTAATTACATTATAAGTTTTTACTTTTATTATTTTATCATATACTTTTATAAGATCTTTTGAATCATTATCAAATATGATATAACTAAATTGAACAATAAAAGGCCATAAATGTAGTGTAGACGGATTAATAATTTTACTTTTTGGTAGTCCGGAAGTTTCTGTGTCAAAAACTAATACTCTCATTTTTTATTAACTAATTTATTATTATTATTTTAAATAATATCTTATTTAAATTAATATTTGTATTCATTTTTTTAAATTACTAAAAAAAATAAATAATAAACCTATATATTTTGTAAAATTATTTTTCATCTTTTTTATTATACACCTTTTTACATTTCAAACGCTGATTAATTTATAAAAAATTGAAATAAAAAATAATACATATCATATACTAAACTATTAATAAAATATGACAGAAATTAATCTAGAAGATTTTACAGAATTTTCAAAGATAAAGGATATTTGGAGTGATTGTTTCCACGATAAAAACGGACTTCACGAATTTCTTAATAATGTAGTTATGAATATGGATAAAGATTGTAATAACGGATATGGGAAAATGTTACCTGACTTTTCAGACATTTATGTTTTAGTTTCAAAAAAAGATTTTCCATTTGAAAAATTAACATCAAACCAAGAAATATCAATTGATTTATCATTAGCAAAACAAAATTTTATATTAGGTTATATATGGTTATGTCCTTGGGTATTACAAAATGAAGGATGCATTCCATATCATTTTATTAATTTCATTGATAGTAGAATATCAGGATTAAACATATCAAAATATATGATAGAAAAATATCAAGAAACTGAAGAAGAAATCCATTTGTTTCCATTTGAAATAATGAGTGGATCAGAATATTATTGGAAAAAATATTTTATGGAAATATATAAAATAAAGAATAAAACAAATTTATTACAAATGATATCTGAATATGAATTAAAAAAAAGCGATATACGATGGCATGAATTAATGTCGGCATTTGAAATGTAAAAAGGTGTAAAATTATAATTATTTTATATTTTATATTTAATAATTTTTACAAATACCAAAACTCCGTCTGTGCCAAATTGTTATTCCATGTTGTTTGATTCCATCTATATGCCTTTTTGCTCCATATCCTTTATTACTATCAATACCATATCTTTCAGCCAATTCACTATTTTGTTCGCATAATTCATGTATATATTTATCGCGTTCTACTTTTGCTAAAATAGATGCAGCTGCAATTGCCGTATATTTATCATCACCACCTTCAATGGTCGTAAATGGAATGGTTTCAATCTTATTTGTTTTTTTATTTAAATAAGTCACTGGGTTAAAATAATTTCCATCAATCAATAAATAATAGGAATAATCAATGAGTTCGTTTTTGTTTTCCTGTTTCATTTGTTTATTAAATAATTTTTTCACTTCTAAAATAGATGTATGCATTGATTTCTGTGTAGCTTGTAAAATATTAATTTCATCAATTGTTTTTTCATCTTCAAAACTGACATACCATGATAATGCATTTTCTTTTATATAATTAGCTACTTCATCAATTTTTTTTTTAGAATGAAATTTTTTACTGTCTTTTACTTTAGAATGGTCAAAAGTGTCATCTTTAGGTAAAATAACAGCTGCTGTATAAACACGACCAAACAATGGACCTCTTCCAGCTTCATCCACTCCAATTTCAACGATTTTTTGATCTTCATTAAAATATTTGTCTAGTAGGATTGGAATTTTTTTAATTCTTTTTATTAATTCTTTTTTTTCTTCATCTTTGTCTTCTTTGTATTCATCTTCATCTTCATCTTTATCTTTTTTATCTTTTTTATCTTGTTTATTCAACAGTGTTTCATATTCTTCTTTCTTCATATTTGTTTCTAGTTATAAATAATAATTTTAATTTAAATTCAATTCAATTTAATTTTAAACTTTTTTCACTGTATAAATTATACAATGAATAGTGAAGCATTATTTCTTTTCCTAGTTTTATTATTAGGCCTCGTCCTATGTTCATTTTTAGGAGGCAATTGTTACAAAGAAGGATTTAACGCATATACAGATCGTACGAATGAAGACATTTCTGGTAATCATGGAAATGGATATGAAGATGAAGATGGAAATGGACATGCAACCGATATGTATAATAGTAGTTATGATAATTATAATCATTACAATGGTTCTTCATCAGAATTACCTAGTGGAACTATATATAATGGTCCAAATGGAGGATATGTAGTAGTTACTACGGATAATAATGGTAAACAAAAATTAAAAGTTATATTAATGAATGGAGGATCACCAGTTATTTTATCTCCTTCTTCAAATAATAATAATAATAATTCTACTAATAATTCTACAAGTTCTACCACAACATATTATAATAGTAATGGCCATAATGGAAGTGTTACTAAATTTTATGGACCCAATGGTTTTTCAGCAACAATTGTTAAAATAGACGGACGTAAAGCAATTAAAATTACTACAAAAGATAAAACAATTATATTCAAAGAACAAGGATCAAATTCAAATTCAAATTCAAATTCAAATTTAAATTCAAATAATTATAATAACCATAATAATAATAATAATTATAATAATGATTCCATTTCTAGTTCACAATATTATGGAAGTACAGGAAATCGTATTCAAACAAATAATGAATCAGATAATCAATCAAATAGTACCAATTATGGAGGACCCTATGGAGGAAGCGTTGACAATTATCACGGTCCAAGAACAAGTAATGTAAAAAGCCATTTTGATCCATATGACAGCGCTCTTCCTCCAGGAATTCCTGGAAGTCAAATTCCAATAGGAGATGAACATTTATACATTTTAAAATCTGAGGTTATTCCACCTGTTTGCCCTGTTTGTCCTTCAAATTGTAACTCTACTAGAAAAGAACCATGTCCAGCATGCCCGCCATGCGGTAGATGCCCTGAACCATCCTTTGAGTGTAAAAAGGTGCCAAATTATAATGCCATTAATGATAGTTATTTACCAGTTCCTGTATTGAATGATTTTAGTTCTTTTGGAATGTAATTTAATTTGTTATAATTTTGTCTTATTTTTCTATGATTTATTGTCTGATTGGAATCAGTAGATCAAATTCTTTTTGTAATAATAAAGAAATCATATATTTTTTAATATACGCTACATTCATAATTTCATCATATAATTTTCTTGCTCCCCTTGCGATTTTTTTACCTATATTGTCATTATTTGCAAATATATGTAATGCTTTAGATAATTCGTCTTTTAACTTTAATTCATCGCTTTCTACATCTATTTTATATACATTTTTCATATGTACTAATTTATCGTGAAACCATGAATAATATTTAGAGTATAATAATAAAATACATGAATTATAACTTAATTCACAACTTAATCTCCACGCAGTAACATATCCATCAATATTTAAAATATATTTACAATTAGACTGTTCAATCATGGACATTTGTTCAATATGAGACCATTCTTTCAATCTTTTAACAATGTAATTACTATCAGAAGACGTCAATTGATTATCCGCAAAAACAGACTTGTTTGAAAATTTGGTGAATCCAACATTTAACTCTATCTTTTCAGGAATTTCATGATCATCATACATTCTTTTTAAAACTTTCAAAACTTTCAATCTGTCATTTTTAATAAAATCATTTGGATAACACGAATTATTCTTTCCTCGGAATACAAATTCATTCTTTTTTGTATTCCATTTTGTATTTATTTTTTTAAATTCATCTTCGTTATATCTGTTTTGACATTTATTTTCATTATAAAAAACAGTTTGTGAGGCTATTTCCCATGAATCCGCATAAACTAAACATTTGTCATAATAATCTTTTGTGGTTGTACCAGATAATACTGGTATATATATATTATCTTCTTTGTCATTATTACTACACGTTTCCTCATTTGAAATATGTTGTTTACATTTTTTTTTATATAAAACAGGAAAGTCGTTTAAATTAATAAAGAAACAGGTTGTAACACTGGATCCTTCAAGACATTTTTGTAACATATCAAAATAAACAATTGTATAAAATTTTTCCCACCAATTTTCTTTTAAATGAACCATACAATTGGAAAACCCCCATTTTTTTTTATCTTTTAAAATAGGAAATTTCTGTTTCTGTGTTTTTTTTTTATAATTTGAGAGATGTTTTTTTGTTATTTTGTTACTTCCTGGTTTTAATTCAGTAGTATTTGCAAATACTTGATAGGTATGAATCTTTCCTTCCAAAACAAAGACAAAAATTCCAAATCCAACTTTTTTAAACATATGATGACATGTATTTTCAAAATTTTTCACAAATTCAGGTTTAAAAAAAATCTTATATGGATGAAATATTTTGTCTTTCAATTCATTGTAATGAAAAATATATTGAATCTTATCAATGTTAACACAATCGGTATTTTTTTTAAATTTTGGTATATTTTCTTTGGGTAAATTTATGGTGGGTAAGGGTAAATTTATGGTGGATAAAGGTAAATTAATAGTACTATGTAAATTACTAGTAGTTGTCATTGTTAATTATAGTATA